CTGGTTATATTAATGTGGTTGCAGTTATGCAGAAATTCTTTGACCAAGCGATTAGTGGAAACTGGAGTTATAACCCAGAGCATTACGAAAATAATGAAGTTCCTGTGTCCGTGATGGCACAAGATTTACTTACTACATATAAGTACGGTTGGAAAACTTCTTATTATCAGAACACTTATGATGTTAAAACTGATGAGGTTCAGGAACCAGCACATCCTATTGGCTGGCATGATAATATAGAAGAGGTTGGTATTCAAGGTAAAACCCGATTGGATACTTTAGTTAGTGACATTATGAATTCGGAGGAAGAAGTCTGTGAGTCCTGTGCAATCTGATTTGAATGGTATGACCGTCTTCAATACTGAAGAGGTTGATACTAAAAAGCAACCAATGTTTTTTGGTGCTCCATTAGGAGTTCAACGTTATGATTCTTATAAGTATCCTGCATTTGAAAATTTAACTAAGTCTCAGTTAGGATATTTCTGGAGACCTGAAGAAGTTTCTTTACAGAAAGATAGAGGAGATTATCAACAGTTACGTCCAGAACAAAAGCATATCTTTACTTCTAATTTGAAGTATCAAACTATGCTTGATAGTGTTCAGGGTAGAGCACCTGGTATGGCATTTGCTCCATATTGTTCTCTTCCTGAACTAGAAGGATGTATGAATGTATGGCAACTTATGGAAATGATCCATAGTCGTTCTTACACATATATCATTAAGAATATCTATTCAGATCCTTCTGAGGTTTTTGATACTATTCTTAGAGATGAAAAAATCCTAGAACGTGCTGGTAGTGTTACTGGTGCTTATGATACTTTTATTAATTATGCACAGGAGTATGGGCAGAGTAGTGCTTGGAAACCTGATATGAGGAGTCATCCAAATTCAGAATGGACAATTAAAGATCTCAAAAAACATTTATATAGAGCAGTTGCCAATGTCAACATTCTTGAAGGTATACGTTTCTATGTTTCTTTTGCTTGCAGTTTTGCATTTGGCGAACTTAAACTTATGGAAGGATCTGCTAAGATTATCTCCCTCATTGCCAGAGACGAAAACCAACACCTTGCCATCACCCAAAATATATTAAACTATTGGAAGAAGGGTGACGATCCCGATATGATTGAGATTTCTAAAGAACAAGAACCTTGGTTGATTGAAGCATTTAAAAAATGTGTAAATGAAGAGAAGGCATGGGCAGAGTATCTCTTCAAAGATGGATCCATGATAGGATTAAATGACAAATTATTACATCAGTATGTTGAGTGGGTTGCCAATCGTAGAATAAAAGCGTTAGGATTAAAGCAGATCTATGACATTCCTGCAAAAAATAACCCACTTCCTTGGACGGAGCATTGGATTTCCTCTAAAGGTCTTCAAGTGGCACCACAAGAAACCGAAGTCGAATCTTATATCGTCGGAGGAATCAAACAAGATGTCACCAAAGACTCCTTCTCAGGATTTAAACTATAGTTTGGAGGAATGCTATGATGCATACAAAGAACCACCTTGTGAAAATTGGAATGATTATGCTGGAGGCTAATTATGAGTGAAGAATTTACTCGCATTGCTAATGCTCTAGAAAGAATTGCTGGAGCATTAGAACATCTACATATTGAAACGATTGATCATGCTCACATAGATGATATCGGTGAGATACATGGTGACGTAACCACACACCCTAAACCCTTTTAAAAAAATGCCAGAAGAAAGTATTAAATATTCCATCAGACAAGATGGAAAAGTAACACAGGAAGTTTTTAATGTTACTGGAGATGCATGTCTTAATCTAACTGAAGACCTAGAAATTAAACTTGGTGATTTAGAACAAAGAGTGTTCACTGCAGACTATTATCAACAACCAAATCTAAACGAAGATATTGTAATCAATACGGAAGATGTCACACTTTAGTACAATCAAAACCAGAATCAAGAACAAGCCTGAACTTTTAGAAGCACTTCAACTTCTTCAATATGATGTTCAAGAGGATCAAGAATTAATTAATCCTATTGATCATCAACATGAAAAGGTAAAGGTAGATGTTTCTATTGGTACTGATATTGGATTTCGTTTGAATAATGATGGTGAATATGAATTGGTTGCTGACATACAAACATGGAATCAACCAATTCCACCAGAGAGATTGATTGAAAAAGTCACTCAGCAATATGCAAGGATGACCATTCACAATACGATCAAAGAGCAGGGATTTCAAGTTGCAGAAGAGTGGGAAATGGATGATAATAGTATTGAAATAACAGCTACACGGTGGATTAACTAATGGATTACATACAGAATACAAGAGAATCTTATGATAGATTCTATCAGAAACATGTAACTGAAGTCTTAGTTCAAGTTAAGGATGAGGATCCTGCATGGATTCCAGAAGATACATTTTTAGCACTTCTAAATATCACTGAATGATTTAAAAATTATGGCATGGAAATTGATGAGGGAACTTACGAAAATCCCTGGACCTATGAAGGTACAAATTTTACTTCTGACGACATTAACGATTTCTTCGGTTACGTCTACCGTATTACAAATCTCACAACGGGGAAGCAATACATCGGAAGAAAGTATTTTACACAGCGTAGAAAGCCTAGAAGTGGGAAAGGGAAACGGAGGGTTACGTCTGAGAGTGACTGGAAAAAGTACTACGGAAGTTCTCCAGAACTTAAAGCCGATGTTAAAGCTCTTGGAAAGTCCAACTTCAAACGAGAAATAATAAGTCTTCATGAGACTCTTGGTAAAGTAAATTACGAAGAAACTAAACAATTGTTTCTTAACAATGTATTAATGGAAGCACTTGACGATGGGACTCCTGCATACTATAATAGTAACATTCTTGGCAGGTATATGAAAAAAAATTATGGATCATTTGGACAAAACCCTGAAACGAAATCATGATTGGGTTCTTAAAAGAGTTCATGATTTAGTGGATGAGGAATATGAAGGTGACGCATATTCTTTAGTACAAGAATTTGATGAATGGTTAGATCCTAAAAAGGATGATCATGAGATCTATTCATTAGAATATATTGGAGAAGGAAGCGAATACGATGGATGAAGCAAAACTAAAATTAAGACAAGAAGTACTTAAAATCCTTATGAGCAAATATGGCCATGAGAATAACAACAGGGCAATCTATGAATGTGCTGATGAATGGGTAGAGAAATATCCTATAAGTGCAGGTGTAGTTGATTACTATCGTGCTTACAAACAGTCTTTTATAAATAAATCACTTGAAAAATAAAAATGCAAAAGTTAATTAATGTACTTGCTCTTGCGTCTACTGCTGTATCTGTTGCCGTTGTTGGCACTGGTGCTTACGTTTACGTTAATAAAGACTCCATCATAGAAAGTGTTACAGAGAAAGCACTTGGATCTCTTGGTGGACTTGGTGGAGGATTAGGTGGTGCTGCTGGTCTAGGTGCTAATGATCTTGCTTCACCTACACCACAAGCTTCTGGTCCTGCTCTATCTCCTCCAATTCAATTTTAAATATTAAGGGTGCTATATAGAACTAGTCACCCTTAATTTTATGTCTGAAGAAATAAAGGAAGAAGTAGAAGTACTGGAAGAAGAAACTAAAGAAAAGAAAAAAGGTTTCTTTGGTAAAGCAAAAGCAGCACTTCTTCCAGATGCCGAAGAACAAGCGGCAATCATTAGTACAGCTGTCAGAATTACTGTTCTTGCCTGGTCGGGAGGAATATTGACTCTTAATTATGTGGCGATTCCTGGTGTACCACAACAAAAAATAGATCCAACTTTTATAGCTTCAGTTTTTACAGGAGTTTTAGCGAGCTTCGGAATTCAGACAGCATCTAAGAAAGGTGATGGTACTATGAAGATGAATGGCAATGGTAATGGTGGAGCACCTCCTGTTACTGCAAAAGACATTGAAGCAATCTTAGCAAAAGCACCTGCTGGTCCTGTTCAAACAATTAGAATTGAGCAAGCACCTCTTAAGATTACTACTGATACAGACAACAAAGAAACATTTAAAATGTAAAGACTGTAAAGGTTAAGAGAACCTTAATTGATTAAATAATTTTATTATGAAAGACTATTTCTTACATTGTCTAATTAACAAGTGGGATAATAAGGCTCAAGCTAAAACCAATCCCACTGAATATTCTCATGTCCATTATGATTGGGATATTGAGGATGATGTTATAAAGTCCAGACAGTGGTATGACTATAATGGTGAGGTGTATAGGGAAAGAACTCATTCTATAGATGTTCAGGATGATAGTATATTATTGAATATTGATCAGAGTGGGATAGTTGTTGAGTTTAAACCTGCACAACATCATATTGGATATATTGGAAAGACACCAGAGGATACATTTACTAAGGATGGTGTAAGGGTACATACTACAATTACTTTAGATCCTTATACATTTACTTCTGCTGATCAAGGTATATGTCCAGAAGGCGAAGTTGTATGGGGTAATACACCAGGTCCATTTGTTTTTAAACCTACAGAATAATGAGTGTAATTATCTATCAAGAACATTGTGATTGGCTTGAGAAGGAAAATCTCATCCTTAAACAAGAAGTTAAGTTTCTTAGAAAACAGTTAGAGTATAAATCTTTAGGTAATCACGATACAAGAGACGATGAATAAAATTAAAGAACTACTTAAATCTTCATTTGATAAAGGAGTTGATTTGGATAAGAAGATTTTAGAGAAGATAGAGAAAAAATTTAATCTATCTCCATACCAGAGTAAGTGTGCTAATGCTGCAATTGGATTTGTTATAGGTGCAATACTTCTGTGATTGATACATCACCAAGTTCTATAAGAGTATTTTTTATAATAGTTTTATCGATTACTTGGTTAATTATTTTTAATACACCAACAGAGGAATAATGGAACTGACTGACGAAAATATAATATCAGTTCTAGAAGAACTTTTACCATACATCGAAGCAGATGGTGGATGGTTAGAATATGTTGAGACAGTAGATAATTATGTTAAAGTTAGGTTAGGTGGTGCATGTGCTTCATGTGCTATGAGTACTATAACTCTAAGAGATGGTATACAAAAGAAATTAATGATGGAGATTCCAGATATTAAAGGAGTTATTCAGGTTCTCTAACAGTGTCTTTGAGTCCACACACTAATAGGCAAAAATTACTATACTGTGCTATAAATATTTGATAGTATGGGATTGAAAGAATCATGCCCCTGACTCAACAAAGACATTACACTGTAGGTTATCACGATCTACAAAAACAACATTATGAAATATGTGAGTATGCCATGAGTGCATACGAAGCAATAGAACACAGCAAAGAGGATGTACCAGAACTACAGGTACATCCTCATTTTGTTGACTACTGTAAAAATAACTCTGAGGTTGATAATATATCTCGCCTCAGATTTGCAGGAATACCAATAGGATGCTAAAATGAAAAGAACTGAATTAAAACATGAAATTATGTGGTGGATGAGTAGACTTACAATAATGCTTACGTCATTATTCCTTTCCTTTTCATTAGCATCAACAGCATATGCTACTGAGATACAAATGGGTTCTGGAGGCAATTTAGTCTTTGAACCAAATGAAGTTACTATTGATGCTGGTGATACAGTTACTTTTGTTAATAACGCATTACCTCCTCACAATATCATCTTTGATAAATTTGCAAGTTTATCTAGAGAGTCATTGATGTTTACTCCTGGTGAGACACAGGATATTAAGTTTGCTACTGCAGGAGATTATAGTTTCAAATGTGCTCCTCATGAGGGTGCTGGTATGAAGGGTGTTATACATGTCAAATAAACATCCTAAAGGTTATACTAGGGAGATGATTAAGGAGATGTTAGGTAGTTCTTGGCCTACTATGCCTGAAGACCATGAGACTGGTAATCAGATGAGGAGAAGAAAAGGACAAGAGATGAGAGCAGGTAAGAGACCATATCCCACATATCCTTCAAAGAAAGTTGGTCCTCAATTTGATGAGAATGGAAAATATATTTACCCTGAAGGTAGTGGGTTTAATTATATGGAGAGACTGGATCCTAATTCTGAATGGGGTGGTAAAGTTTCATGAGTGAAGTAGTTTGGTCAATTAATATAATGCTTGGAATTCTTCTCGTTGGAGTAGGAGTTGCAATTTACTACATATTCATGTATGATACATGGTATCCTAATGAGCAAGAAAACATTGCAGGATCTGAAAGTGGACGCACACATAGCAGTGTTGCACACGAAAGTTGATTCATTAATAGAAAAACAAAAAGAACTCACATCACGAGTACGTGCTAATGAGAAAGTAGTTGCTGCTGTAACCTTATTGGGTACAGTGGTTCTTGCTGTTATTGGAGCAGGATATTTTTCACCAAAGGCAGAAGCACATATGGGACATTCATTTCCTACAGGTGAATGGATAGAAAAATTAAGAGATCATGAATCAAAGAAGAAAAGAACTTCGATAGAGGATATGCTAAATAATACACTTACGGAGTATGAAAATGGGAGCGATGGTTCCACCGAGCAGGAAGAGCTGCTACAACTTTCGAGTAACGAAGATTGATAAGGTATTAGATGG